GTGTAAATTGGAGGATTGGCTGATGAGCAACTTTGAACTTCTTTTGGCCTGCTATAGGTCTGGCCAGGTCAGTGAGCGCCAATGGCAAGAGCATCTGAAGGATGCTGACTTTGCAGCATGGGTGTCTGGCAAATGACAACGATCAATCAGACTGAGGCTCGTCTCAACACGCACGAAGAAGTCTGCGCTCTGCGTTATGAAGGCATTTGTGCGCGTCTGAAACGCATTGAAAGCCTTGGGATTACTGTTGCAGGATTCGTGATCACCTTATTGATTGGAATCCTGTTGGCTGTTTTGAAAGTGGCGTAATGGTCAATCGTCGCGCCTTGGTCATCTTTTGTGTTGCGACTTGTAGCACCTCTCTTGTCATGGCGCAGAGCGCGCCTCCAACATCGTATGTTTACGACACGACCACCAATAGCACGTCGAACAACACCAACACCTCGACGAGCACCTCGACCAACACGAACGTGAATCAGAACGTCAACTCTGGCACGGTAACGAATATCAATCAGAACACATCAACGGCGACGAGCAACAGCACCGCCACCAACAACAATTTCAACACCGATGTTTCGACCTCAACGGTCAATAGCAACTCGAACGCGACCACCAACAACACAAACGTCAACCAGAACAACAACGTCAACCTAAACGACAGCAAGAGCTTCTCTGAAAGCGTCTCGCGCCAAGTGATTGACCAGAACCTAAAGTCGCCACCGCCAAGCGCCATTGCGCCATCTATGATGTCTTATAGCCAAGACCTATGCACCACAGGCGTCTCTGGAGCTGTGCAGACGCAGATCGTCGGCATCTCAGGTGGAAAGGCAATGCGAGATCAGAACTGCGAACGCATCAAGCTGTCAAAAACGTTATATGACATGGGGATGCGCGTGGCAGCTGTGTCGCTGCTATGCCAGGATGAGCGCGTGTTTGGAGCCATGGAGATGGCTGGCACTCCGTGTCCGTATATGGGACGAATTGGCTCTGAGGCCACCGCAGCGTGGGAAGAGAACGCAGATGCGCGTCCTGATACTAAGCGCAAGCGTTAGTCTACTCTGGTCGGTCTCTTTGGAGGCTCAGACTTATGAGCCTTCACTTATTCCGCCTCAGATCAACGCATCGCCACAGACAGCAACACCGCTTCAACTTGGAGACGATGGAACCGTCAAGGTCGATCTTGGCTTTGACTTCACCTATTGGGGACAGATATTCAACAGCGCATGGGTGTCATCGAATGGCTTTGTGTCGTTTCAGAGTAGCGCGCACCTGTGCTGCAATGGGTTGCCGATCGAACAGGCGCAGCGCAACACGATATATGGTTTCTGGACAGATTTAGTCAGCAACGCAAATCCGTATTATCAGCGCGGTGAAGGATCTATCCTATTTGGATGGTATGGAACGACCGAATACAACACGCAGAACCGAATGACATTTGAGATCGGCTTATTTGACGACAACAAAATTCAGTTCAACTTTGGTAACCTTAGCTCTCTCACCAGTCACAATGCAACGATTGGCATTACTGGACCTGGCGCAGACGATAACATTCAACTTTTCTATGGGCGTGACACGCAGTTTTTGCGGAATCAATCAGGCATCCTATCATGGATCACACCGCAGGCGGCAGTTGATTGCACAGTGACACCGCTTGATCCGAGCTGCCCACCGCAGATTGCTTCCCCTATTCAGATCGCCACGATTGAGACGATTCAGGATTCCTATGTTGCAGATGTTGAGGTCGAACAAGCGGGCGAAGTGGCCGCAGTCATTGACGAACCTGTGCAAGAGATTGCTATCGCTGAGGCAGCAGTGGAGGTGGTCAGCATCACCGAGCAAGTTGCGGATGCTGTTTCGGCTGAACGCCTGACACCAGATCAGGTCAATGCTCTCGCAGCATCATCGATTGAAATGCCGCTGCCTGGCACTGGCGTCACCATTCAGTTTGGCGCTGTGCAGAGCAGTGGATCGTCGGCCACGTTTGGCGGCGCTTTCGAGACGATCCAATCATCAAGCAGTCCGTCCTCAGTTGCGAACACGCTGGAAGCGCTGAATATGGCTTCTGCGCCTGTGCCAATGGCAACAACCCAAAGCGAACAGGCGGCAAACTCAATGGGCGCTGGGCAGGCTGACACTATGGAGGCCATCGCAGCAGTGCCAGGCTTTGCAGCTTATACGCAGGTCGCTTTACAGGATCGTTCTGAATTCTACGCGCCACGAGACATCTATCGTAACCGCAGGTTACGCGATGCGAACTTTGAGATGTATCGAATCACAAACGCAAACACTACGAAATGGCAGGAAATGGTCGATGCCCAATATAGATGAAAAAGAAGAACCCAAGGTCTCCTTTGATGAAAGCGGTTTCAGCTTCAATATCGGCGGCCTGAGCAGCGGCAAGATCGCCATTATCTTCGCGGCCATCTCGACCATCATCGGTGGTCTGTGGGCAGGATTCCAAGTGTATCAGCAATTCTTGACCATGAAGGAAGTCACAGCAGCTTATGTGCCGCCTGATCTATCTGGAATCGAAGCGCGCATCTCAGTGCTTGATGAGCGCGTGACCAGCGTCGAGCGCCTGACAAAAGGCAACAGTGAGGCTCTAAACTATCTGACTGGCAGCATTTCCAGTAGCGTGAGCGGGACGCGCCAGACGGTTGACGCTGTTTCCAGCAGCGTTAGAAGCAGTGATGCCCAAAATATGCAGATGCAACGGGCTATCATTGAGCAACTGCGGCAGCAGGATCAGGAACAACAGCGCCGCATCAAAGAGCTTGAAAAGCAGACGGATGAGCGCATCCAAAAAACACTGGCCAATCCGCTGGCCGGAAAGGACTGAAAATGAGTTTTTGGGATAAATTTGAAAGCAAACAAGAAGGCATCGATGACACCGTTGAGTTCACGATCCGCATGGCTGTTGTGACGCTTTCTTGTGTCATTCTCGTTGTCATTGTGGCGATGGTCGCTGGTCTGTTTGTGTCTGACAACATCATCAGCAACGACAAGATATTCGAGATCATCGGCCCTGCGTTCAACACGGTCGTCGGCGCGTTCGTCGGCTTGCTGGGCGGCTTGAGCCTGAACGCCAATGCGCGTGACAAGGAAACGCCTCCAGAAGAGCCACTCGAGCTGACTGAGCCTGCACCTGAGCCTGATCCAGTTATATCTTCTCCGGTCGATGTTCAGGTCGATGAAGACAGCGACGATGATGATGACATGGCTCCGTGGGAAAAGTATCGCAACGATCTGCGCTATGATGCCAATGGCGATGGCGTGGTCGATGAACTTGATTTCCCTGATTGGCGGAGTGCTGGCAAATGAGCCTCGTTAACCTTCAACAAAAGATCGGAGTAACGGCAGATGGTGCGTTCGGTCCAGGCACGCTTAAGGCAGCTGCGGCTTACTATAAACTATCACCTAATAGGGCTGCACATTTCTTTGCTCAAACGGCGCATGAATCGGGCAACTTCAAAGCGTTCAGCGAAAACCTGAACTATGGCGCGAAGGGATTGCGCGGAATCTTCCGCAAATACTTTCCGACCGATGCTCTGGCTCGTGCATATGAGCGCCAGCCTCAGAAGATTGCCAACCGCGTCTATGCCAATCGCATGGGCAACGGGGATGAGGCGTCTGGCGATGGATGGAAGTATCGTGGACGCGGATCTCTCCAGCTGACGGGCAAATCAAACTATCAGGCATTCGCTGATTATATCGGTCGGCCAGATGTGATGAACAATCCAGATCTGGTTGCTGGAGAACTCTGTTTTGAGAGCGCGTTGTGGTTCTTCGATCGAAACAAGCTCTGGTCAATCTGCGACCAAGGCATCAACGATGCTGCGATCCTTGCGCTGACAAAGCGCATCAATGGCGGAACGCATGGCCTTGATGACCGCAAGGCAAAAACCAAGAAATATGCAACTTGGATCTAAGGAGATAACCATGAGCCTGAAGAACATCATCGCAAAGGTCGTCGTCAAGAAAGCAGCCAGCAAAATCATTCCTATGGAGGCCGCTGCTCCGGTTCTGGGAAAGAAGGCTAAGCTGGCTGGTGTCCTTGCAGCTGTGGCTGCGCTTGTGACAGCTCTTTCTAATTACATGGCAGGCTGATAGGAAGAATCACTGGGGCATCGGTTGGAAGTCTCGATGCCCCAGACCATTACTCCTTAATCCCTGATACGCTCGTGTCGCCATTATAGCGGCCATTTGTGGCATAAGATGCCTCAATAGGGACTGGCTCATGCCGGAAGAATATCATCTGCCCTATGGCGTCCCCTGGGCGAATCTTGATGCTGTGGTATTTGCACATATTCTTGAATTCAAGCGTTAGCACTGATCCGTTCCAGCCAGCATCGCACCAGCCAGCGTTCATGTGCTCCAATCCAATCCGCGCCATAGATGACTTCAGCTTATATTCTGCGCTGAGCCAGTTTGGCAGATTGAATATCTCACGAGACTGAGCGAGGATGAAGTCGCCAGGCTCAAGCGTCCAGCCTTCTTCGTCCATGACATATTCAGTGAACGTCACCGGATCGCGTTGACGAAAGTCAACCAGACCTCCCTTCTTGTCTTCCAAAAGGATTGTGTCGCCAAGATAAATGTCGATCGATGCTGCGTTAATGTCACTCACATCGACTGGCGTGATAATCTCTTGCTCGACGATGAGAAGCAGTTCGTTGTGGCTTAGAAGTGTCATTTGGCCTGTCCTCTCTTTAATCTAAAATATCTGGAATCAGCCGCTGCGACTGATGTTCCCAAGCGTTCAGCAATCTCATTCTTGTGAATGCCATAATTCCGCATATTGACCAACTGGCGATCCATCTCTGGCGTCCATTTGATTAATCCTCTTGTGACACGGTTCATTTCCAAACCCTCCGAGCATCAGGAAGCAGCTCTTTAGACTTGCAGGTCTTGCGAAGGCAGCTGCGGACACCTGACAAGACGATCTGTGCATTGCAGTGATCGCACCAGATGGCTTTGACCTTTTCCTTAAACATTAAGAACCTCTTCCATGCGAGTGATCTTCACGATCTGCATCTTGCAGCCGACGCGCTTCTCCGATCGAGTGCGTTCCTGCTTGGCGCGCTCCAAATCATCATAAGCGAACACTCTGGCATTGCGGCTGGTGCGGATTTCATAGGTCACGTTCATGGCCTTATCCCCTTTTGATGAATCGACCATTTCGGTCACGCTTTGGCTTCCAAGTGCGAAGCTGATTCAGAAGAACCAGGTTTCCAGCGAAGCTGATTCCGAGTGCGATAAAAAGAATATCAATCATGTTTCCTACTCCCTATTGATTATTGTTAAGCTGGGGTGATCACCCAGAAGCCCAAAAAGAGCACCATAAGAGCTGGCGGCAAGAAGATCGCGTTCAGCTTTTCGCTGCGTGGCATGGTTGCCCAAACTTCAATTATTCTCTGCATTGTCCATATCCTTCACTGATTTGATAAGCATCATTCGAGCCTGCGCCGAGATTGAGCGATGCTCTTCCTTGGCAATCTTGGCGATCTTGTCGCGCAGTTCAGGCTCAATTCGAACGGTCATGTAGTCTTTAGGTGGCATTAAAAGTTCCAAGGTTTGGCGTTGTATTGTGCAGCGATTGCTCGTGCGGCTCGTTTCCCATCGACCTTGTGCTCGGCGATGAAATGGCGGCGACCTTCCTCGATCACGTTGATGGTTAGAACACCATCATAGCGTTTGGTCGGTGCGGTATAGTCTGCGATGCGTTGCATGGTGCGATCTCCCTTAAAAATTGGTGGTGAAGATGCGAGCGTCATCGTGGCCACAAGCTTTAAGTCGGGCGACTTCTGCGTCAGCCTCTTCGATGTTTTCGTAATAGGTGACGTTACGAGTGCCAACGTAAATGCTGTGGCGCTTACGGATCGGTGCAAGTTCTGCAATCAGTGCTTCAAATTCTGCGTTGGTCATGTCGGTAACTCCGGTCTGCCTTGTTGATGTGGTGACAATGCCCACATCCTCCCACAATGTAAAGGGAGAAAATATACCTTCGCAAATTATTTTATGATGCGCTCGAAAAAGGCGGAAATCTGCGCTTTTGCGTCATCAGCACCATTGCAAACCATCCATGTGTGACCGCAATCATCGACCAAATATTTCTGCCAGTTGCGCTGTTCTGGCGAAAGCCGACCACCTTTGAGTCGCTTCATCTCGATCCATAGGAGGTGCTTCGGCACGAACAGATCTGGCACGCCAGGGCTGACACCTTCAGCCTTTAGCCTGGCGGCAGTGGCGCGTGATCGGAATCCACCATTTGGGATGGCGAAGATCCTGATCGTTCCATATTTGCGCCGGAACCACATCACGACTTCGCGCTGCTCTTCATGCTCGGTTGGAATGCGGTCCATCAGAACGGCACCTCCCATGACCATGAATCGCATTGACCTTGGCTGTTCACGAACTCAGCTGGCGGATACATATTGAAGATGAAGCAGCGTCCATCGCCAGCATAATGATCGCAGGTGTGGCAGCATTGCGGTGGCCCAGCCTTGGTCCACTCCTCATATTGCACCAGAAAATCTGGCTTTGGTGGTCTAGGCATTTGTCCATTTCCTTCTCGTAACTCGGTAATATTTTCCATCGCGGCGATATTCAATCACGCCAGGGCAATCTCCAGCATTCAATCGATCGGCCCATTCTTCAAGCGCATCGGCTTTGATGAAGTTAACGCCAGCTTTTCCGGCAATCGCCACGACAGCGTTCAAAGCCTTCTGGCCTGCATATCCTTCGTGCGTGATTGGGAAATATTCGACCACGCTGGGATCGGAGAGGCCACCATAATAGGACACGGCCAGCATTTCCTTGCCGCTGGCCTTGCTGGTGTGCTTGCGCCAGTTCCAGCCTGTTATAGCCATCTCTTGCGCTTCCAGCCCCATGATGTCGTCGTTGCGTAGCTCCAGTTTCTTTGGCGCTGGTTCTGGAAACAACTCTCCGCAGGTCGGACATTCCTTGGCGCTGATATGCACCAGCTCGTTGCAGTTCTCACAAACCTTGACCGGAGCCTCGCCATTGCCTTCGCCTTTGCGCTTAGGAGGCTCCACAGCGGTGATAGGACCATGCGCTTGCACCACGCCTGCAAAGTCCAAGACAAGGCAATGATCGGTGTGGCTCTTCACCCGCATCCCGCGTCCAGCCATCTGAACGTAAAGGCTGGCGCTCATGGTCGGTCGGAGCATGGCAATCAGATCGATGTCAGGATAATCGAATCCAGTGGTCAGCACGTTGGCGTTGGTCAGCGCACGCAGTCGTCCAGCCTTAAAGTCAGTCAGAAGCCTATTGCGCTCAGCCTTTGGCGTCGATCCAGTCACGCAGGCAGAAGCGATGCCATGCGCGTCCAGCACCGCAGCCACATTCTCAGCGTGCTGAACGCCAGCGCAGAAGAATAGCCAGGCTTTGCGATCCTGAGCCAAATCAATGACCTCGCGCACCACCCGCAGATTGTTCTCGTCTGTGTCGACTGCTGCCTGCAACTCGCTCTCGATAAACTCACCGCCACGCTTATGCACTCCAGATGTATCGAGCGCGGCCTTGGTGACTTTGCTTCGCAGCGTCGAGAGATAGCCTTTATGGACCAGTTCCTCGATTGTGACTGGCTCGATCAGATCGTGGAATAGCGCAGGCGCGTCCGTAATCAGGCCATGCCCCAAGCGATATGGCGTGGCAGTCAGTCCGACCACCCGCATCGCAGGATTGATTGCCTTCAGTTCAGCCAAGAACGTGCGATAGCCACCCTCATCTCTATGGCTGACCAAGTGGCACTCATCGATAATGCAAAGATCAATGTGTCCGACTTGCGAAGCGCGCTTCCTGATCGACTGGATGCCAGCGAACGTAATCGGCTCACCAAGTTGCTTGCGGCCAAGCCCAGCCGAATAGATACCCATCGGAGCGCCACGCCAATGCAGGCGCATCTTCTCCGCGTTCTGTTCTAAGATCTCTTTAACATGGCTCAGCATGAGAATCCGAGTTTCTGGCCATGCTTGCAGCGCCTCTTTGCATAGGCACGCAACCACATGGCTTTTCCCTGCGCCAGTCGGCAAAACCAAACACGGATTTCCGTTCTTGTTTTTATCAAACCATTGATAAACGGAATCGATTGCTCGACGTTGATAGTCACGAAGCATGATTGTGTCTCTGCAGATATTGCTTAATTTTATCAGCGCGCTCGATGTTTTCATCTATCAAGCCAATTGCCTGATTGCACCGACTGCACAAAAGCGCACGAACCTTGTTGGTCGAGTGGCAATGATCGATGTGCATATTCACCTCTGAAAATGCAGCCAGGCAGATACCGCATTTATTATTCTGTGCAGAGATCATTGCTTCAAGTGCCTCTTGCGTCAGTCCATAAAGATCAAAGATCCTTTTCCATTTTGCCTTATCTTTACGCTTTTGGTTATTGATAGCCTCGCATTCAACGCAGTTCCCAGTGCTTGCTCGACGTTCAACATGGCCAACTGGGCATGGATCTCCAACATATGTTTTCCGACCATCGTCTAAAGCCTGCATCGCTAATTTATTTTGTTCCTGGCTTCTAAACTTTGCACCGCCTCGCATATTCCTACCAGCTATTTTCCTCTTCTGCTCGATGCACTCAATGCAGTTTGAAGAGCTGGTATATCTCGGAGAATAATGACCACGAACGCACGGCTTTCCGGTGTAATATAATGGCATATCAAGCTGGCTGGCTCTCAATCCAGTTTCTGGAAGCAAACTGTATTGTGCATGAAACTTTGGTGTCTTTGGTCCAGGCTTAGTTCTCATCCCACCACCTCCGCATCAGGAAATTCACGCTTTGCCGCTTCGACCATAGGATCTCCGCAGGCAGATGGATTAGCCACGATCTCGCGGCTCTTATATCCTTTGGCTCCGTTCTCAATCACACGATCGCCAATGCGCCACATGACGCTGAGACCATCCTCGCTGGCAATCATTGGCCAAGGAACCAGATCAGGATGCAGGATGTGGTCGTCGCAGCCTTCATGCTGGAACTCGACCGGAATGTTGTCAGCCTCATGGCGTTCGCAGCGCCAGGTGGAATCCGTCATCGCAGTGCTATGCGCGCAGGTGCGGCAGTTGGCGAACTTTGTTGGCTCGGCCTTGTGGCAGAAACTATGCGCTGGGCAGAAGCGACACTGATACCAGCTGGGATCGGCGCTCAGTGGCTCAGGCATCCGGTCGGCCAATGCAATGCGCTGGCCGCGTTCAATGG